GGCTTATCATTAAAAGCTAAAATGAATCTACCCGCATTACTAGTTCCTCCATACTTTCTCTGTACATCCTGCTCGATCTGAGCCTGCATATCCTCATCCGGTATACCATTATTGAAGTTAATAAGCATACTAGGAGCCAAACCATTCAATATATTATTCAAATGATAGTTAGATATCTCTTCCTCCAATTCAGCGTATTGTAACCCTCCCTGATAATCCGGTGGTGCATAGTAATAAAACCCAGCTTTATAAGGCTTAATAAATAATATCTCACTCCCCGAGTTACTAGTACCAAAAGCAGCTATAGGAGTAGGCTTATCCGACTTTTTAAACTTGGACCAATCAGGAAAATAATAATAATACTCTATAATACCATCATCATTAGCCTTACCGGATCTTAAAGTCTCAGCAGGAAAATGCTCTATCTCTACAATCTTACTATGATCTATATTATAAATAACCTGGATAGCAGCATTACCTAATAATTTTAAATCACTAGCTACCTTTTGGATACACTCATCATCAATTAACATTCTAAATTGTGCATACTCATCAGCAGTAGGATTAATCGCATCTAGACCTCTGCCATAGATCATTTGACTAATACCATTTATACAGGCATTGTTTGTAGCTGATCCATTATATCTATCGATCAAATGCTGATAATAATTATTATCCTCTCCATATCCTACCCATTCAGTACCTCTAACCTCTGTAATAACAGGCGAGGTATAAGTAGACATTTGCACGAATCTTAAGCTAGTTTTACTCATATTAAATTGTTATATATTCATTGTTATAACTAGTATCACTAGTGTAAACATTTTTGTTTATATCATAGACCACCTGATTAGTACAGAATACCTTATCCTTAAATATAACATCATCCCCATAAGAGATAGTAATATTATAAAAATTATCTTCTTTTAAATCAAATACAGCACTGATATAATAATTATCATCTACTATATCTACTCCAGGAATAATATTAGTCTTACCATTAGTAGTCTCATTCTCTAAAACTAATAAGACATTAGTCTCATAAGCTCTAGGTATGCATATAAAAGTTTGCTCCTCTATTGTTTCATTCAATACTATCATATACATATAACGTTATTATTTTATTTTTTGCACAAAAAAAAAGGATAGCAATTAAGCTACCCTCTCTCTTATATTATTTAATCCTTATTATGCAGGATCAATATTAACATTTTCTAAATTAGCACTAATAATAGTACTAGTTACCTGGTATGGGAAAAATGGCTCAGACGCTGTTAAAGCTAGAGTGTAACCTGAGAGGTCTCCAAAAGCTGCTCCTGTAGCGAAAGTTCCGCCTGTAGTATCACATCCTCTAGTAACACCTACCGAGTAAAATTTTCCGTTGTTATCCTCTACGAAAACGTGAGGTCTACCGATAATAATATTATTTAAAGCCTCAGTAGTATCAGCATCTAATTTATTTAATGTAACGTTAAGGGCTTGCTCATAATAAGTAGTACCATTATCAGCAGACTGAGTAACGGTTACCTCTAAATTATTAGCTCCTCTAACTTCATATTTAAAGATCTCAGGAGTACCTGCAATAGCAGTTAACTCTCCTCCAGAAATTGTAAGGGCTCCTAGCGTACCATAGTCAGCAAAATAGATATTTCTAATTCCGCCAACGTTGTCTTTACACGCTAATAACCTCCCGGTTGAAATTCCACAAAGCATATATTTTTATGTATTAAAGTTAAAAAAAAAGGGAGGAGTTACCCTCCCCTATATAATTAGTCGCAGTTAACTAATACAATCTCGTTACCGAAACCTACTTGCGTACCTTGAGACCATCTCATTACAAATCTCACATTTTTAGATCCATCAAGCGGAGCCATATCTAATACTCTAACCTCGTTTAAGTTATCTAAAAGTCCGATACCGAAATACAAGTTAGATTTTCTAGCTAAAACTACTTTGCTAGTCAACTCTCCAGAAACGAAGATTTTAACACCATCAAAAGTTAAGCTCTGAATTCCATTGTACCACATTGTACCTTTACCATCAACACCATTAGCACCTACTCCATTAGCAGCAAATCCACCTAAAGCTCTTACATAAGCCTTATAAGCATCAAATCCCATATAGAAAGTTAAGTCCTCTTTACCATATACGTTAGATGGCAATAAATCTAAAGCATCTCCTAAAGTATCAATGGTATTAGCAGCAGTTAAAGCACCAGGATTCAATGAATCATCAGCACCATCAGCAATCGCTTGAGAGATTAAGCTATTCCATACAGTAGTTTCAGTAGCATAAGATACTTGCTCTAACATATTAGCAATAAAGAAATCAGTAAAAGTTTGAGGTAATGTATCAAATGAAGAGTAGCCCATAGAAACAGCTTGCCAATCTTCCTCGAAAGGAGTTTTACATAAAGTAAGGTTAACTTGTTTCTCAGTTACTTCTAATACTTTCTCTGTTAACGTTACATCAGCAGTATCGGTATAATCACAAGTAGCATCTGCAATAGTAATTACATTAGCTAATTTTTTTAATACTGATTTGAATTTTACATTCGGCATAATTGTAATACCCTCCTCTTTTAAAGTAGGAGCTGATAATACACCCGCAGCGATATATTTACCTGCGAATTCACCTGCATAAGTTGAAGTAATTGCAGGCTCTGAAAAGTTTTGTCTTGTTAAGTTGCTCATTGTTTAATTAATTTAATTTTTCAAAAATAGTTTCTAATACGTTATTCTTTTTGTTGTTTGATAATTTAGTAGCAGTTTGTTTAACTTCTGGAGTATGAACTACTTTGCTCATTTTAGTTTCTTTAGCTGTCTCAATTTTCATTTTAACATCCTCTAACTGAGCTCTCATCTCCTCTAACATTGGAGCTACAACGCTAATAACAGCATCGATAATCTCCTGTTGACTTAATGGTGCCTCTTCCATTACTTCCTCTTTAACCTCTTCTACTACAGGCTCTTCCTCTACTACTTCTACAGCAGCTGCCTCGATCTCAATTTCTTTTTCTACCTCTACCTCAGCGATAAGGTCGATAATACCATCCTCAGCTACTACTAACGTTTTACCGTTTTCTAGCTTGTACTCTCCTTTTTCTAAAGGCTCCGGTCCGTTTTCTGTTACAATGTAAACAGGCATACCTGGCTCAAAGCTCTCAGCCTCTAGGATCATACCATCCATCAATTTCTCCTGAGCTAATTCAATCTTAGCACTTAATAGAGTCTGAATGTTTTTTAATAATTCACTTGGCTTCATAAAATAATTAATTTATCAATATAACGTTAATAACTTAAATTTTGCATTTTTAATACTTTAGTGTACGCTGAATAAAATAGATAACATCGTGAATGTGTCCATTGTGAGATGCATCCATTTTAACCGATAATCCATTAGCAACTACAAACTCATCAGCATAAAATTGAAAGGTCTTAGCAAACGTATGATCTTGATTAGCACCCTTAGGGAAAGTAATCGTATCTCTAACTCTATCATAAGGAGTACCATTACCACTCTCTAAATATAAATCCATATATCCATTACCATTACTAATCTGAGCTTTAAAGGCAATAGTAATAATATATACATCATCTATATTCTCTGCTCTTAATTCATTACTAGAATAGAAAGTAAAGTCTGTATTATCAATTATATTACCTGCATTATTAGGTACTGTAAAGGGAGCAGAAGTAAACGTATAAGGACTACCCGCTGTATATTGTGTATCATCATATCTACCCCATCCAAAGTTAGCACCGGATATAGTATTAATAGCTATTTTTTTAGTTACTCCTCCTTGTACTATAGGTAATACCTCTGTCCCTGTAATACTACTAGCTAATGGTAGCTCGCTTATTCTTTTACTCATAGTGTTATATCATTATAATTTTCAGTTAATATCGTTTCTTTATTCTCAGTTAATAGATAATCTGCCTGTCTCTGAATAGGACCAATACCCTGTTCTCTTAAATCTCCATTACAGCACTTAACATCATAGATATCCTTATCGATACATAGACATCCTCTTTTACCTCCTTTAGGACTAGACCAACTAGGGATATAATTTTTATTATTTGCCATAAACTATAGCTTTTAATAATTCAGCTTTAATACCCAATAGCTTTAATCCCGCCTCTATCTCAATAGATAACTCAGTATCCTCATCATTATGTTTCTTATCAGCAAAATATCCCTCTATACTGAATCCTTTTACCGTACCTGTCTTAACAAATTCCTCCCATATAACCGGATTATTAACTTTAATAGTACCTACCCAAGTTCCCTCAGGGAGATCCATACCATAAAGATTAGTTTTATCGTGCTCTTTACTTTCGATAATCCAACTCTCCACTAAGGTTAATCCGTTAATATCCTCTCTATGTTCAAATGTAGCATTGTTTTGATATCCTCTCTGAGCGTATAACTCCATAGCTTTACGAATAGTCTCTTTAGAGAAATATACATAATACTCTCTATCCCCATCCTTTCTATAGATTTGTTTATTAGGTATTAATAACGGACCAACTAAGATACGCTTATCCTCATCTATACTCTCAAACTTATACTCTTTTTGCTTAGATAATGCTATAAAGTTTTCCTCTATAGCCGGGCTCTCTACTATACTAATAGCATCTACTCCGCTAAGCTCTTGGCTCTCATCTATGATTAACTCTATTATCTCTCTTGTTTCCATATTATATATAACGTTAGTTTTTTAATATTTGTCTTATCCTCCTAGACTAGCATTCTGTACAATAGATCTATCTAAAGCCTGCTGAGTAGTAACCTGACTAGCGACTACGAAAGCCTGTACGGGTTGCTGCTGCCCTAATGTTTGAGCTATTTGATTAACACCACTATTGCCTATAATATTAAAACTAGGAGCTGCTGCCGGAGCTGTACCACCTGATCCACCGCCTCCAATACTAGGAGCCCCTCCTGCTGATCCCTTACCCTTAGGAGTTTTAACAGCTAATATTTTCTTAACTTGTAACAAACCAAAAGCACCTGTAACAATAGCCTGAGCAATAGCATATCCAGGAATAGCTTTAGTAGAGAATGCAGCTAACTGACCTGCTATAGCTGTATAAGTAGATATTGTAGCTGCTGCTACGGCTGCAATTTTACCGGCTGCTGTACTTTCTCCTAACTCTTCCGATGCCATTTTTAAACCTGAGGAAACTGCATCTAATAATTTTAATTTATTCTCAGCCTCTAATTTAGCTATCTCTTCTTTTTTAGCTGCTGCTGCCGCCTCTGCTGCTATCTGCTCATCTGTACTCTTTACTATCTCAGCAGTTTTCTTAGCTCCAAAATCTTTAAGATCACTTAATAGATTCTCATTATTTGCTTTAGCTATATCTCTACCCTTAGCTAATATCTCACTTTGTTTATTAAGATCATTTAACTGGGCATCCATAGCTTTCTCAGCATCTGCCTTAGCCTTATCGCTTTTAGCTTTAGCATCCGCTGCCGCTTTATCTGAGGCTGTTTTATCTATATTCTGAATAGCTAATAAATTAGCATCTTTTTGCGACTTTAATACCGCTAATGCTTTTCTTTGCTCTGCTATAACTTTAGCTCCCTCTGCTGCTGTTTCTTTTGGATCGAAAACAAATGAGGATAATCCTTTAAATACCTTATCTTCTAATCCGAAATCCTTACCTAATGCAGCACCTACAGCATCAACGGTCTTTAAGATCATTGTTAATGGTAACGAAAGGAACTTTAAAACACCAGCTAATATATCCTGGTTTCTTTTAGCTGCCTCAGTTTGAGCCTTAGAAGTTGCAATACTATTTTCTAATTGTATCTCTGCTGCTTTAATGATCTGATCAGTCTGAGATACTTTCATTTTTAAAATATCTTTCTCCGACTTACCCTGTAATCTTAATGAGTTTTCTTGTAATGAAAGGCTATCTAATTTTCCCTTTTGGATATTAAGGTTATTTTCAGAATCAGCATTTAATTTCTTTTGCTCCTCACTAACACCGCTAACAGCACTCTTAATATCATCCCAATAAGTAACTACAGCACCTAAAGCAATTAATAAAAGACCTATACCTGTAGATCCAATAGCTGCTTTAATACCATTAAACGCATTAACCGCTACAACCTTTAACTGTTGAAAGCTACGACCTAAGTCCTCTAGTCCTTGTAATCCCTGAGCCAAAGCCATAGCACCCTGTAATCGTACCATCGTTTTCTCAAACTCCTCAGACTGAGCACCCGCTAAAGCCAACGCTCCCTGTACAGCACTAAAACCACTAGCAACCGCACCAACTGCCTTAGCTGTAGCATTAAAAGCACCCTCTCCCTTAAAAGCAGCGATAGCATCATTACTATCCTCTATCCTATCTTTTAAATCTGCTGCTCTCTTTGCTGCCTCAGTAGCCTCTTTAGAAGTTACTCCATACTGATCTCCTAATCTTTGTACCTCTAATGCAGCCTCTTTATATTGCTGCTTTAAAGACTTAACTACTTCCTCATTCTTATTTAAGGAATTGGTTAAGCTATCTATACTCTGATTAGCCTGTGAAGAGTTAACCTCTATTTCTATAGTCTTAGTTATTGCCATTTACTATCTCTTTTAAATCTCTTTTAAATTCATTCCAACTAGTAGCCTTTCTATATTTACCCTTAGCGATATCTATATACTCATTCTGTCCGTACTCTGCGTATTGTAACGCATCTAATATAAATCTAAGCATCCTGTATTATTATTATTGTATCTCCCTGATCACTAACTATCCCCGCATTTCTCTGCAATCCACTAACATTAGCTTTAACCTGGATAGTAATATCAGTTTCATTATCAAATAACCCTGTTATTAATCCATCCGGATCATAATCTACAGTCCAATTTAAATCAGTTGTAGTAGTGGTAGGTATTTTTATTTCTTTCTCTAATCGGTCCGTAATTCTCAAAGTACTATTATTATAAACCACACTCCTAAAATCCTGTATCAATTCCATATCAGTCTCAAAAGTAGTTAGATCTGTAGTGTACTGATTAATAATATATCTCTTATCTCTAATTACTATCCTATCATTTAACTTTAAATTTAGCATCTCTAAATAAGGTAATCTCATCTTAACCTTTACTAGCCTAGATTTTAAGCTATACAAATTATTTAAATACGCTAAGTAATAATTAGCAAATAAAGTATTATCTATAGCTACGTTATAAATATTAGAATTTTCTACTCCCCAATTCAAAGTATTTTTTTCGTTATTATCTGATGTATCCTCCATATCACTACAGAACAAATTAACGTTAAGTAGATTAGCTGTAGTAGATCCATCATTAAAATAATAATTTCTACTATATAACCCATTATAATACATAACTATAGGCTTAGGCTTATAAGGTACATAATCAGGTTTCAAAGCATATCCTACATTCAAAGGAGTTTTTTGAAATAACATATTTTCAAATGGTAGATTAACCACATAATCCTGTCCATCGTTATTAGGGAATCCATAATTTAAATTACCATACTCTCTATTAAATAAATCAAAAAATCCTCTATTCATTAGACTATCTGATTTTTGATAACTAAAGTCTATTTTTTTATAAGGCTTAACTCTATCAAATATCATATCCGTAGTAGTATATCCTGAGTAATCTCTAATAGTACCTAGATAATACCAATTCTCTAACTGCTCTAAAGTAAAGTTAACTCCATCTACGCTATACGCTGTTAGGTTAAACATTTTTAAAACCCCACTAAAGAAGTCTGAGACCTTAATATCAGGAGCAGTATTAGTAAGATCTATATTAGGTATAGCAGAACTCGATCCACTACCCGTAATAAACGTTATCTCAGTAGTTCCACCACTAGAACTATAAGCATATCTCTTAGCATTATAGGTATAAGTATAAGTTACTGAGCTAGAGGTCTGTACTTCAAAATAATAATTCCCTATACCCATAGTTTGATTAATAACAAAACTAGCAGTACTACCCGTAGCTGAAACACTAGTAAACAATGCACCATCTTTAAATACTTTAATTACCGAAGTAGTAGATCCTGAGAAAGTAATATTTAAAAAGAATTGAGCATTATACAATTGAGCAGCACCATCAAAGAATTTAACTATCTGAATACTATTATTAGATATATTAAACCATCCATTCTGATTATTAGTTAAAGTAATTCTATTAGGAATAGATAGAAAATTATATATTCTAGACTCACTATTTTTAAACCATACATAAGACTTAGTAAATCTCTGATCTGTTAAAAACGATCCACTAAAATTAAGATTATATTTACTCTCTATAGCCTCTATAACTTTACTAATTTTCATAGCCGGGAATAAATCCGTATATATAATAGCACCTAAACTACTTTCGATATTTGTATTAGTTGTCCCCGTACCTTGCCATACTCTATCCGAAGTAATTAAAGGGAACATAACGTTCTCATCTGTAGCACTTTGTATCTTATTTTTTACAGCAGTACCACTATAAGCAAAGGTATAATCATTTAGAGTCTCTACATCCTTTAACTTATCATCTCCGAACTTATCCATTAAACTTTTTAACTCTCCATAGAAAGTTAGCTTATAATCCTCTACTCTGTTATTTTTAATAGTAGCTCCCTCTAATTGCCATCTCCCTGATCTAAAAGTCTGAGTATCTATTTCGATATAACCTGGATATCTTACTCTCTGATCATACGCATCATCTATACTATTCTCATACCAATGTCTAAAAATCTCATTATTATTCTTACTAGCCGGAATTGTAAAACTCTGCGAGTAATCTGTAAAGACTTTTGATATATCGCTAATATTCTGCACAGAACTTGTAACACTAATTTTCTCATCACTAAACAACTCAATTCTATTATAAGTATCTAAAGTATCAAACGTTCCTCCTAGACTCTCTATGATATCCATACAACAATCAGCTGCCTCAAATACTCCGCCATCTGCTCTAACTCTACTCATAAAACTAGAGAGAGTAATAGCATTAGCATTTTGAAATTTAGGAGTCTTTATATATAGAGCTACTTCCATTTACATTATATCATTAATTAATCCGAAAGCATATTGGAAGTCTATAGTATAATTTATATTCTTATCCTTAATATAAGTTTTCTTATCCATACTCTTAGACTTAATCGTAACCGGCTTATTACCCAATAGAATAGTCTCACTAAGTAATAGGTCCTGGATCAATTCAAAATAATTCTCATCTACCCATCCGGTATTACATTTTATAGTTTGCTTACCCTGATTATTAAATACTTTATTAACCCCTAGATAAGGATCATAATCTACATTAGAGGGCATCAAATTGAATTCCTTATACTCAGTATCAATTAACTCGCTAGAGGCTTTAAAAAACGTTAAGAATTGCCACCCTCCAAAACGATTAATATAGGTACAAATAATAGGAGTATATTTAGGCTCACATACCTCGACAGAATAATACTCAAAGTAATCATCTCCATTTACATTAGCAGTCAAAGGTATCTTCCACATACCCGGCTCTGTAACTGTTAAAGTACCATAACCTATTATATCATAAGTTCCCGCTGCATAGAATACATTTACATAAGGTACAATAGCATCCCATTTTTGAAAGGTAATACTATAGTTAACTAAAGGTACCACAAAATAATCGTTATATTGATTATAACCTATTGAATAATTAGTATATCCATTTAAACAAACATAAGTCTCATCTGCTACCTCTTCCCCATCTGAATAAGAAACTACTCTCATATAGCACCAGGTATTAACATCCTCCTCAGTAGGTACCGATACAGTAGTAGTTTTAATTGGCTTAATAAACTCTAACGCATAGTTAGATATATTCCAACTTAATACAGGCTGATTAGCTGTAGGTATATCCTTAGATAAGGTATAATTAGGATCAGTCGGCTCTGTACTATTTTTATTCCATATATATAATTCTATACTACCCGCTAATTGATCCGGCTCATCTACCTGGATAAAATACGGACTCCTTACAAATATTTTTTTCATTATTTCTTATTCTGTTTTATTACAAAATTAATCATATCATCTGCATCCTTAAATAAGATACCATCTAACTGCCCCTCTAATTTTCTATACTCTTCCTCAAATGGCTTAGTAAAAAACAAACTAGGCTTAATACCTTTGTTAAAGATAGATCTAGCTATTAAAAACTGAATAGACTTAGCAAACCCTACGGACTTAATAGATCTACCTCTAAACTTTCCTCCTGTATCTCTAGGAGCTAACCCTCTTCTTACTATCCACTTATCTAAAGCCTTAGGCGGAGGCATCTTATCCTTATATGAATATGGAGTCTGATATTTAACCTTAACCCCTGATACTCCCTTATCTATGAAAGTACCATAATCCTGCATCTCAATACTAAACTCTATACTATTATCCGATATCTTAACCGGACTACCTTTAATAGAATTATATAAACTTCCTGAGGCTGACTTATTAGAGTTTTTAAGATTAGCTTTAGACTGCTCTACCACATTATCTCTTAACTCTTCTAATGCCTTTCTTAAGTTCTCTAACTGCATACTGATATATTATTAGCTACATCGATATTAATAGTAGTAACCCATCCTGCTAATAAGTTTTCGTATCGGTCCATAAAAGCCTCACTACTCGCATCTCCATTTAATTGAAATCCATCTCTACTAATACTACCTCTTTTTACTAATTGAACAAACTCATTAATAACAGCTAACTGAGTATTATATACATAATGTAAATTATCATTACCATAATACTGATCTATCACAGGATCTTTAGACTGATCTACTATATCCATATTCATTATACTAATTGAATAAGTAATTAAGTTCTCAGAGTGAGTAGCTGTATTAACCTGGATATGCGTTAAAGGGAATATAGTTTGCTTATTTAAATCTATCTCGAATATATTACCATAGGTAACAGTATTAACATAAGGGCTATTATCAAAAGCCTCTCTCATCATATCCGTAACCTTATAAAAATTCTGTAATCCGTAGGTATTAGTTATCATTTCTTAAAATTTTTTCTTAATTCATTTGCATCTAGCTCATCTAGCTCAGATTTGTAACATAAAAATAATAGGCATTCGTGTATATTCATTTTGGCTACATATCCATACTTTGTAATGTCTCCTCCACTAAGTCTGTAAAGTGAGTTATACCAATTCCATTTTGAACTAAATTGAGCTCTAGCTGAAAATCCTCCTTGACTGCCTGTGTCTGCAAATATCTCAGGGTAGCTTTTGAAAGTTCTTTCCCTAAATTGCAAAAAAAAACTAAGCTACTCATTACAGCATCTAAAGGCATATGTTTCATTACCTCCCAATACTTTTTGATCTCATAGTCCTCTATGATATATTTTGACTTATAAGATCCTGTCTGAATAGGTCTATATAACACAGCCATAGCTATATGGATATTCTCTATACTAGATATATTAGTATCGATAGTAGTATACTCATCAAAGGTTAACTCATCTAGATTAGTAACGAATCCAAACTTTTTATCTCCTAACTCGAATCCCTTAACTAGATCAGGCTTTAAACTTAATAAACCAGATATATGATCCACTATACCTTTGACATCCTTATACTTAATATTAACTACCTCAGAATAGGGTAGGTAACAAAAGATCTCTATCATCTTTAACTCCAGGAATACATCAGCATTTTCTATATCTTTATTCTGCTCATATATCTTTATATACTTTTGATATTGCTCTAAAGTTATCTCTGATAATGTAGCCGGAATTTTAATACTTACTTTCATTCTTAATCATTTTATATATAACGTTACTACCTAATACTTTGTGAACAAAAAAAGGTAGCCATTTCTGACTACCAATTCTTAACCAACTTTAACTAATTTAAACCTAATTTTAAATTTAATATTTTATATAATTCTAATACTTTATTTGTTAACTCATCATTCTGTTTGTATCTATCCTTACCGGTAGTCTTCTTGCCTCTATCATTAATCTCGATCCTTACATAATTCACTTTCTTTTTACCATCGAAATAACTCTCATCTATAACTACCGGATATATAAGGATACCATTACTGAGACATACGCTCATCGCTTTTAAGCTCACGATATATCAAATAAAAAGTTAATAAAGCAAATGCAATCTGTACTAAATAATCATTACTAGCCATCACTATACTAGCCGATAAAATTCCTGTTATTGTTCTCATAGTCTTATTGTTTTAAAATGTATTCTTTAATTTGTCCTAGTTTCTTAATATCGTAGGTATTCTCTCTATGCTCAGCTAAGGATATCAGTATCTCTATCTGATCTAAAGCAACCTGTTTTTCTAAGTCTTTAATCGTTTCCATATCTTTTAGTTTTAATATTACCCTACAAAGATATAAACAATTTTTTAATAACCAAATATATTTTAAACTTTTTTTTATTTTTTTTTAATCTACTATTCTCAATAGCTCTCCATTCTTATCTAATACCTTATTAACTGAGAATATCTTATCCATTCCATTTAGTACATCGTGAAAGCTACCTAGTTTAAATATCATATTGAATTCCTGGAATCCTAGATCTCCTCCCTTGTATTTATAATATCTATAAAAGAAGTCTGAGCTAAACGATCCTGTTTGTCTTAATCTTATATACTCACTTCTTAGATTATCGAACTGCATATTTTCCATAATTAGGTCTACTCATTTTATTATACATTACATATCTAATACTATCGATAGAGTGGTTAAACATATCTACTGGCTTATTTAATATATTACCATTCTTATCCTCTATCCATTTATAATTTTTAAACTCTTTTATCATATTGACTGATCGACTCGTACAGAATAGCTTATATCGTTTCATTATATCGATACCTAGATTAATCTCTTTTTTCTTAGCCTCCTTTATATTCCATCCCATTCTATAAATCTCCTCTATACTTTTGGGCTCAGCATCATCCGCAAATATCTCAGCTCTTCTGTCTATACCCAGAATCTCAAACTCTTTAACGATATCCGGATTAGTTAATCCTGTTTTATAAATTAACTCATCAAAATAAAGATTATCCCCTGACTGATATATTGCTGATAGAGTAGTAGGATCATTAGTAAATCCAAAGTCCATACCATATCCTAATAACTTAGCCTCTTTAGGTATCTGATCCACTTCATTAAATCGGAATATCAAAGACTTACTCTGACCTATTTGTCCTAGTCCGTATACATTCCAATAATTCTCATCCGTATCTCTTAACCTTTCGATCTCTTTTTTAATCTGATCATCTAAGAAAGGGTTATCTCTATACGTTGTAATATAAAAATCAGCATCCTCTCTCGTTTTAACCTTATCATATATCCAATGAAACTCATCACTCGGGTTATAGTCTAGTATTATTTTTTCTTTAGTTCTAAATATTAATTGCTGCCAGTCTTCCCAATGCATCTCATTAGCCTCATTAACATACAATAGATCCCTTTTGCGACCTCTAACTTTCTGAGGCTGATCCAATGATATAAACTCTATTAAGTTTCCATTAAGGGAATATTCTGAGCTAGACTTATTATGCCTATCCTCACTATATAAATCATAAGCTCTAAGTATCTCAAAGAAATCTCTCATAGCTGAGGTCCTTAAACTAGGAAAGGTCTTTCTGGCTATTGTAATAGTCTTGCCTCTATTCTCTGAGCAATAACTAAATATAATCCATATAAGGATATTATAAGTCTTACCGGACCTAGTACCTCCCTGCTCTATAGTTATTCTCTTATTCGAGCTATTAAGATGCTTAAATACTACATTAGTCTTTATGTTCATTATCTATGATCTCTACTTTAAAGAAGTTATCAGAATCAGTAACCAATTCCTGTCTCTCAATATATCCTCTAGACTTACCTTTAGTCTTTAACAAAAAGATAGTAGCAGTCGTATTACCATCTTTAATCTGTTTATGTAACTGACTCTCTGCAAAATCTAAAACTATATTCTCTAAATTCTTAACCTCCTTAGAATACTCCGGATCATTCTTTAACCAATTATAGTGAGTACCTCTATCTATGCCTACCTGCTTACAGGCTGTAGTAACCACACACAAAGATTTTTCTAATGCCTCGAGCATCGCCTTTTTTAGTGTTGAATTTTGTATATTCATATTTTAAAATTATATCTTAAATTTTACTAATACATTAGGATGTTTTGATAATAAAATATCTAGCTCATTCTTAAAGTCCTCCAGGTATTCGTTATTAAGTGATAGGGTAATCTTTACATCATTAGTATACTCATCCTCCGAATCATCTGTTAGTTTTAAATCTAATCCCCACTCCTCTAATAATTCAGTATCCCATTCATTAGCTAATAGATCCCAATCCCACTCTCCGAATC